TTCTGGATTTGATGATGCGTGGGATTGGTACACTGGGGGCCCCCGGCAACGTCTCCAGCCCGGAGGCAGTATAGTTTTGGTTCAAACTCGCTGGTCTGAGAAGGATATGACCGGTCAGTTAATGCGAGCTATGGCTAAAGACCCGTTAGCCGATCAGTGGGAAGTCATTGAATTACCTGCAATTTTTGACGATGGGACTCCGTGTTGGCCAGAATTTTGGTCGATTGAAGATTTGACCGCGGTCCGCGCCTCTATTCCGCCGTCTAAGTGGAACGCGCAGTATCAGCAAAATCCTACGGGTGAAGAGAACGCTATTATCAAGCGTGAGTGGTGGCGTTGTTGGGAGAAGGAGAAGGTTCCCCAGCTTGAGTATGTGATCCAGAGTTACGATACGGCATTTAGTAAGCGTGAAACGTCAGACTATAGTGCGATTACGACTTGGGGTGTGTTTTATCCCAATGAGGGCGGGAGTGGTCCGAATTTAATTTTACTGGACAGCAAGAAAGGAAGATGGGATTTTCCTGAATTGAAACAGGTTGCATTAGAAAGCTATCAATTCTGGGAGCCTGACACTGTTATTATTGAAGCCAAGGCGAGCGGTATGCCGTTGACACATGAATTAAGGAACATGGGGATACCTGTAGTTAATTTTACACCTAGTCGGGGTAATGATAAGGTATCCAGAGTACACAGTGTGTCGCCCTTGTTTGAGGCTGGAATGGTTTGGGCCCCCGATTCAAGTTGGGCAGACGAGATGATAGAGGAGGTTGCTGCGTTTCCGAATGGCGAGCATGACGATTTGGTCGATAGTATGACGCAAGCGTTAATGCGCTATCGTCAAGGAAATTTTGTGCAGTTGCCAACTGATGACTGGGAAGATGATGAAAACTCTGTTAAAGTGAGAGCGTATTACTAATTTTAATGGGAAGGTCTGCGCATGTATAAATCGGCAGTGAACCTCGGTGCAGGCGGTCACGTTCGTTATATGCAAGACGGCGGTGCCACGGTTGAGCTTATGCAAGAGTACCTTGGTAATACTGCAATGGGAAGTCCTAACTATGGCGTGATGCCTGAAGAAGAAGTAATTCCCCCGCAGAACAATGATTATTCCCAACAGTTTATTGAAGAAGAGGACGTGCCTTCAAAGGCCGAAAGCTCAAAATTTATTGAGCGTGTTTCCGCACAAGAAACCGCGGACCGCGAACCTCAGTATCCTGAAAAAGGATTAATGAGGGTATTTTCTGATTCGTTGTTCACTTCTCCCTCTTCTGGAGTTCCCCTCCCTTTGAACTCCGCACAATCGAATCAGATAAGCTCCTCCGGTCAATCTAACGCAGAAATGCGGGACGTATTTTATCCGGAGGGGCCGACCTTTTATGAAACATTAGCAACCGACTACGGCTATCCTGATCCAAACGTTGATCCTTTGAGTGGACCAACACGCATGGATCGTCCGCCCGGTCGTGAAGATATGCCGACACCGCAAGAGCTTCGTGATGTACGAAGCCACATGTTGGGTTCAGCGTTGATGGCTCGCGAGTATGGACCGGAAACGGCGCTTGCGGCTGGAGATTTCCGTGAGACATACCACTTTGGTAATCGCTTACATAACGCGATGGATAGACGGAACAACGCAGTTGGCGTAGATATATTTAGGAAAGCGGGTATGAATGCAACGCCCGCACAACTGGCGCAAATGGTAGACAGTACGATATATGCCCAGTTAAGTGTAATATTAGGTAGGAAGCGTAGCGAGAGAGGTTTTAGCAGTCCCGAAGGCGGACCTGACGTTTATTTCCCTCGTGACAGCTACGGATACTTCCTACCAGATCATTAGGAGTGGTCATGGCAAACGGTAAACCAAATGCAGGAATGATGGATCGAAATGTTCCATCGCAGCTCGACGAAGAAGATTTGAAAGCAGAAATTGAGCTGGAGCTTCCTGACTCTCAGAACGACGTAATGGCAATGATTAATGCTGAAGACGTTGGTTCGATTGAGGTTACGCCGGAAGATGATGGCGGAGTCGTTATTGATTTTGATCCGCAAGATCAGCGCGGTAAAAGCAATGACTTCTACATGAACCTTGCGGAAGAAATACCAGACCGCGAACTAGGACGTATTTCTTCTGAGCTATTAGGAGAATTTGATGCAAATAAGGCGTCTCGCCAAGACTGGGAAGAGGCTTATAGCCACGGTCTTGAACTACTTGGATTCACTTATGAGGAAAGGACGCAGCCTTTTAGAGGGGCTTCGGGCGTCACTCATCCGCTTTTGGCAGAGGCTGCAACGCAGTTCCAAGCTCAAGCGTTTAATGAACTTCTTCCACCTACAGGCCCTGTACGCACTATCGTCATGGGTTCAGAAACGCGTGAAAAGGTTGCTCAAGCGCAACGCGTAAAACAATTTATGAACTACTACATCACGAATGTGATGGAAGAGTACACACCAGATATGGACCAGATGCTGTTTTATTTGCCTCTGGCCGGTTCAACATTTAAGAAAACTTACTACGATGAAACGCTTGGACGCGCTGTATCCAAGTTTGTGCCTGCGGAGAACTTGATTGTTCCTTATGAGACCGCGGACCTCGAAACATGCCCTAACATTACGCAAGTTGTGCGTATGCCTCTTAATGATCTGCGCAAACGACAGATTGCGGGGCTATATTTAGATGTTGAAGTTATCCCTGCACAGAAAGATTTGGACGGGGTAACAGAAGAACTCGACAAGATTGAAGGCATTGAACCTAGTCAGATTGACTATGATTGCACAATCTTGGAAGTACATGCCGATCTTGACTTAGAAGGTTACGAAGACCTTGATTCAGACGGCGAGCCTACCGGAATTAGGATTCCGTATATTGTAACCATCTCTGAAGATAACGGTCAGATTCTATCTATCCGTCGTAATTATCGCGAAGACGATCCCCTTAAGAAGAAAATCCAATATTTCACCCATTACAAGTTCCTACCGGGCTTCGGGTTCTATGGTTTGGGGTTGATTCACACCATTGGCGGTTTGTCACGAACCGCTACGGCGGCACTGCGACAGTTGATCGACGCTGGTACGTTGTCCAACCTCCCGGCGGGTTTCAAGGCCCGCGGACTACGGATCAGGGATGACGATGATCCGTTGCAGCCCGGAGAGTTCAGAGACGTGGACGCACCCGGAGGGGCTATTCGTGACAGCCTAATGCCGCTGCCGTTTAAGGGCCCCGATCAAACATTGTTTAATTTGTTGGGCTTTGTAGTACAGGCCGGTCAGCGTTTTGCGACGATCACGGACCTTCGTGTTGGTGAGGGCAATGAACAAGCAGCCGTGGGTACAACCATGGCAATGATGGAACAAGGCTCACGGGTCATGAGCGCAGTGCATAAGAGATTGCACTATGCGATGCGTCAGGAGTTTAAGATTCTTGCGCGTGTGATGTCTGAGAGCTTGCCACAGGAGTATCCGTACACGGTTCCCGGTGGCGATCAACGGATCATGGCACAGGACTTTGATGACCGTGTGGATGTTATCCCGGTTAGTAATCCGAATGTCTTTAGCCAAGCGCAGCGCATTATGCTTGCGCAGACTAAACTACAGCTCGCGACCCAAGCACCAGAAATTCACAACATGCACGAAGTGTTCCGTGACATGTATGAAGCGTTGGGTGTTGCGGATGTAGACAGATTAATGAAGGCGATTCCGGCAGAGATTCCGGAGCCTCTTGATCCAGCGCAGGAGAACATTAATGCGTTGGATATGTTGCCATTGAAAGCGTTTGAGGGTCAGAACCATCAGGCGCACATCATGGCTCACTTGTTGTTTGGCACGTCACCCATGGTAGGTCAGATGCCTCCTGTGGCCATGGCGTTGCAAAAGCATGTGATGGAACACGTACAGCAAGCCGCAAGAGAACAAGCGGCGGTTGCTTATTTGCAGCAAGTTCAGCAGACAGGTCAGCCTGCGAGCGACGACGAGATGTTGCAGATCGAACAGCTTACGGCACAGTTTGTTGCCGAAGGTATGCAGCAGGTTAAGGAACTGTCTGGTCAGCTTTCTGGTCAGGGCGCTCCCGATCCGCTGGTACAGCTCAAAGAACAGGAGATTCAGCTCAAGGCACAGTCCGATCAAGCAGACAATCAGATCGACCAAGCACGTGTTCAGTTGGAGGCTCAGAACCAAACGATGCGTTCGCAGCAATTCGATCAACGGTTGGCTTCGCAAGAACGTCAGACACAGGCGCGTATTCAGTCTGCGATGGAGCGCGAGCTGCTCAAGCAGCGTAACAACGGAGGTGCCCCACAATGATGGAGAAAAGTTTAAACTACGCTTATCCGCGTAATTTTGCTGAAGGTGGCGAAGTTGCGGTGGCGGACCCTAATCCAGAAAGGTTAGAGCCTGCAACTGCCGAGGCCGATCAATTAAGTGATACGCAGCTCAGTATGCTTCGGGCAGCGGAGCAGATGGCAATTAGTTCTGGTCAAATGCCGGAAGAGTTAGCTGGTGAAATAAACCGATACTACGGCCAACTCGATCAATACGACTTTTCGCCGTTCGAGCCTAATCAAGTCGAGTATGTCACAGGACTAATGGATTACTTGGGTATGCCTTATACCCAGCGTAACTTATTTGAGGTATTGGACAACCAGTTTGGTAGTAAAAATACGGTCAGTGCCGATACGTTGAACATGTTATTCCCCGGCGGCAACAGCGACCGCATGAGTGTTTTGACCGCATTAAGTTCAGATAATTATGGGCAGTACGACCCGAACAAGCAGTACGGCGCACAAAATCAAGCCAACACGCAAGGTGATCTAAACCAAGCAGCGGCTGATGCTACAGCGGCTATTGGTGACGTTGCACAGCCTACTAGCGCACCTGTAACAGAAGGCCCTGTCACCCCTACCCCTCTCTGGGAAGACGCCCCTGAAATTGATTGGGGTATTTTTGGGAATCGACAAAACGTTACGGTTACGCCGGGTGCGGATGCGTTAGCTGGCGCGGGTTATGAGGCTCCGACGAACACTATTGGAGACGTTTATACAGGCAGTGGCACTCCCGCTATCCCGACAACGCCTATGCCAGACCCTGTTGTAACAACACCTGTCCAGCCAAACCCTGTTGTGCCTGATCCTTTTCAACCTGCGCCCGTAGTACCCGGAGTTCCCGGCAACATTAATATTGCGCCTATTGACACAAGCGGTGTGACCTCACCAGCGCAAAATCTATCTATGGGTAATATTGCAGGCGCATTCACGTCTAACCCGCCACCACCGGCTGGCGGACAACAAGCGTATCAAAATTTTGTATCGCCTGAGTTACAAGCCTATCAAGCACCCACTATGACGGGGGCTGCTCAAGGCTTGGGTTCTCTCATGAGCGATCCGTTGCAGCAACAAGAAGAAGAAAATCCTTATTTGTTGAGCAGCACACCAACAAGCAGTGTATTTAGCAGACCCGGAGGTTAAAATGAAAGGTAAAGTAAAATATCAGGGCTCCGCTCCCGGCAAATCACCCAAAGCGGTGGAATATGCGGATATTAAAGGCCAAGGGCGAGTTCCCTATGGTAAAACAGCAAAGCCGCCTATGGCAGGCGACAAGCAGCGCAAGATGAAAATGCGCGGTGCAGGAGCTGCCATCAAAGGCACCGACTTTATGGGTTGCTAACATGCCGTTAAAGAAGGGCAGTAGTGATAAGACGGTTAGTGCAAACGTCAAGAAGTTGATGGACGAGGGCTATCCCCAACGTCAAGCGGTTGCTATTGCCCTTTCGACGGCAGGTAAGTCGAAAAAGAAAACTAGGCGCAACAAGGTGGTTAAGAAAGCCAAAGGTGGGGCCATTAAAGGCTTTAGCCCGATAGCGCGTAAACAGCGTTTTGAAGGAGTTTTGTAATGGTCAAATTAAATTTTGGAGGGTTTCAGTTAACGCCTGAGATGTTAGCTCAAATTGGTATGGCAAACCCTGCGCCTGCTCCTTTACCTACGCCTGTAGCGCCACCTCCTGCGGCTTTACCATCAATTCCAGATTTGTCACAAATAGATTTGTCTAATATTCAGCTACCGGCTGAGTTAAACATTCCTATGCCTTCGGAGTTACCTTTACCTCCGCCTCCACCACCTATGGAAGTTGCGCCTGGTCCAATGCCAGAACCCGTGATGCCACCACCGTTACCGCCTCGACCTATAAACGAACTCGAGCCTGATTTTGAAATTGCGCCGGCCGCTCTGCCGGAGTTAGTAACTCCGCCACCGACGCCTCCTGTGAAAGTTCCCCCACCGGTTCTTCAACCAGAGCCAGTGGCACCTCCTCCGCCTCCAATACCGGTAGAGCCGCCACCTCAACCTGTGCCTGCGCCTCCGCCCCCACCGGTTCCTGCGCCTCCGCCCCCACCGGTTCCTCAACCAGAACCAGTGGCACCGCCGCGTAGGCCTATACCTAATCCGGAGCCAGAACCGACACCGTTGCCGGAGCCAGAACCGACACCGTTGCCGGTTCCTGCACCGCCGCCTCCTCCGCCCCCAACGCCAGCTCCTCCGCCTCCAATGCCGGTAGAGCCGCCTCCAATGCCGGTAGAGCCGCCTCCGGACAGTTTGGAGTTTATTCCAGTTCCAACGACGCCTCCTCCGCCTCCTCCGCCAGAGGCTGTGGCTCCTCCGCCTCCTCCGATGCGAGTGGACCCACCTCCCGCACTTGCGCAACCGACGCCAGAGCTAATGGGGCGTATTGCGGCAGAGGCAGGAAGACTTTTTGAGGAAGAGCCGGGAATAAGGCTAGACCCTACACCTGTTTCGCCTCCACCAGCGCCTGTAGTTACTGACCCTGCGCCCGCCCCTGCTACCACAGGTATTGATGCTTTGATCGGTAATCCGATTTTGGACATCACGCCAGAGCAAATAGAAGAAGCGAAGGCAATGATGGCAGAGAACGGGATTTCTACGGCTGGATTAGATCAAGCCGCGGCTGCTATTACGCCAAGGGTTGAGCCAACCACAACCGTACAACCGACTACGACTGTAGAACCTGCCTCTACTACTCCCTCTCTAGCTGAGATAAGAGAGGCCGCAGGACAATTTGATTTGTACGGCGGGGAAGGTTTTGATCCAGAAACGTTTGCCCAAATTCAGCAAGCTACTGGCATTGAAACGATAGATAACCCAATGGTAAACGATTACGTTGCACCAACAACTGTAACCGAAGCCGTATCTAACCCAACAACAAACCCTGTTGCTGTTGCGTTAGAAGACTCAATCACTTTACCGGATGGTAGCGTTATAGATTTATCTGGCATCGAAACGGGTCAGTTTTTGTCCGGTGAGGGCATTGAGATAAACCCGAACGTTTTTGGGGGTACGGCAGAAAACGTCAACGTTACCGTAAATCAGGATGCGCCAATTTCCACCGCAGACGTTATGGCGGGCGTACCAAGCAATGTAATCAACACCGCCCCGGCTGGTGATTATTTTACGGATGGGCAATTAGCTGAGATGGGGGATGTAGAACCCGGCTCAACTTATGTAGAAGGCGTAGACCCCGAAGTGTATGGTAATTTGACACCGGAACAACAAGCTGCATTAGACGATTGGATTGCAAATAATCCACCCGGAACTGTGATTGCCACGCCGTTTGGCGGTGTTACCATACCGGGCACAACCTCCACTTATACTCCTAGAACAGTCACACCTGTTGCAGATGTAGGTGATTTGGTAATAAGAGGCGCAAGCGGTCCGTCAACGTCAGCGTCTAGTTATTCGCAAATGGGAGCAGGATACACCCCACCTCAGTCTTTAGGTAATCCATTCAAACGGCCCGAATCACAGCAAGGCATTGGTTCTTTGGCTGGCGGCGGATAATATAACTTTTTAAAAAGTTATCCCTGTGATACATTGAATATATAAGTATCACGGGGGCAACTAATTTGTTAGCTGAACTTGCCGCTTTTAACGCCGGGTTTGCCGTCGTCAAGCAATTTGTAGCCAATGGGCGCGATTTGTCTGACGCAATGGGCGCTATTGGCCAAATGGTGGGCGCAAAAGAAGACCTTAAAAATCGTGGTGAAAAAAAGAAAAAGAGTGTTCTGTCGGTTTTAGGAGGCAAAACCGAAAACGATTTTGAAGAGTTCATGGCGCTTGAAAAAATCAAGCAGATTGAAAAAGAATTAACCTCAATGATGAAACTTTATGGTCGTCCGGGGTTGCACGATGATTGGGTGCGCTTTCAAGCAGAAGCTCGAAAACAACGAAGACAACAAGCCTTAGAGGAAAAGAAGCGTAAAGAAAAGCTAGTAGAGTATGCTGCATGGGTGTTTGCCAGCGTTGTCTTAGTTGGCGGGTTCATTGGCTTAGTTCTCTGGGTAAAGTATCTTAGGGACGGCACACTATGACACGAAAAGAGTTACAAGAAAGAAGTCGTTACGAGGAGTTTGACTTGAACCACGACGGGGTAGTGGACGACGAGGAAATCAAACGTAGCCAAGAAATGCTGGAGCTGGAACTAAGAGAAGAAAAAGCTCTTGCCCAGAAACGTATGGCGTGGGTGGCATTGAGCAGCATGGTTTTGTTTACCGTTGTGCTTTTTACCCCCTATGTTTCAGAAACGCGTGTCTCTGCATTGGGCGATCTGCTTGGTCTGTTTTACATAGCGCAAGCTTCTGTTGTCGGTTTTTACTTTGGCGCAACAGCTTACATGAGCCGCAAGTAAACTTTTACTTTATAACACGTGTTTTCTGGTATAAGATTAAATGCGGGAAATCTTAGGAGGTTACTATGCTAGGACAGATAGTAGGTAGCCTTGTCGGACCAGTCACAGGCTTACTAGACAAGGTTATCGAAGACAAAGATGAAAAAGCCAAGTTGGCGCATGAAATTGCGACGATGGCCGAAAAACAAGCACACGCTGTTGCGCTTGCGCAAATTGAAGTCAATAAGATTGAAGCTCAATCGTCTAGCTTCTTTAAATCGTCGTGGAGACCCTTTATCGGATGGGTCTGTGGAGTAGCATTTGCATATCATTTTGTTGTTCAGCCCTTGCTAATTTTTGGGTTGGCCGCTACTGGAACACAATTACCCCCTCTTCCTGAGTTTGACATGTCTACTTTACTGACGGTCCTTGGCGGCCTTTTAGGCCTTGGTACGTTACGCACGTATGAAAAGTCGAAAGGGCTGTCCAGATGAGTTTTAAGCTTTCTCAGCGCAGTTTGGATAAGATGGATGGCGTACACCCCAAGCTTGTCGAAACTGTAAAACGTGCCATAGAACTGACCGATACTGATTTCGGTGTAATCTATGGAGTAAGAACCCTTGAAGAACAGGAAGCTCTTTTTAAAAAAGGGGCATCAAAGACTATGAAGTCATACCACCTTGTACAAGACGATGGGTATGGTCATGCTGTTGATTTGATGGCTTATGTAGGCTCCCGCGGATCGTGGGAGTTGAATTTGTATGACGATTTAGCGGATGCTATGAAGGCGGCTGCTAAAGAAACAGGAGCCCACATTCGTTGGGGTGCTGCATGGACTGTTGACGATCTTCGTGATTGGGACGGGACCATGGAAGAAGCTATGAACAGCTATGTGGATTTACGGAGGAGCCAAGGAAAACGACCTTTTATCGACGGTCCGCACTTTGAACTGCGATCTGTCTGATAAAATCACACTTTCTCCTAGTACATCTTATACAACTTGTGCTAGGATATTATCTGAAATTGTTCGATAATATGCGAGGGTGTGCATGAGTGACATTTATTTAGCCGAAGCAGTGTTTAGGATTATTCGTGAACGACGCCAAGGCTGCGTTGACTACATGCAGAATGGCAACGTAAAGTCAATGGAACACTATCGTGAGTTAATGGGCAATCTCGAATGTCTAACTCACGTGGAACAGGAACTCAAGAGCCTGCTAGATAAACAGGAGCGATCAGATGACTGAAGCAAGTCAAGCAATTGATCTTTCAGCCGCCAAAGAAGGCGTCGAAGAGATTAAAAAGAAAGAAGAGCAAAGTTTGGCAGACGTTTACGTCGAAAAGCCTAGACTTAACCCAGAAGCAATCGGCGCAAGCCTATTAGAAAGAATGCCATCACCTACAGGTTGGCGCATTCTTATTCTTCCTTATCAAGGCAAAGCAAAAACGGCGGGAGGTATCTTTCTCCCGACAGAAGTGCAAGAAAAAAGCCAAGTCTCTACGCAAGTAGGTTATGTCCTTAAGGTAGGCCCTTTGGCCTACAAAGATACAGATAAATTCCCGTCCGGTCCGTGGTGTCAAGAAAAGCAATGGGTCATGTTTGCCCGTTATGCTGGTTCTAGGTTCCAAATAGACGGCGGGGAGGTGCGAATTTTGAATGATGACGAAATTCTAGCCACTATTCTGGACCCCGAAGATATACAGCACTTGTAAGGAGATAAATAATGGCTGCAACAGAAAACCAAGTTGAATTGGATTTTGAGGGCGAAGACACTGAGGTCGAAGTAAAAGACGATCCCAAGCTGTCTCGTGACGATGACGATTCAGAAGACCAGTTTGCGAAAGCCGAAACCGCTACACAAAAGCGGATAGATCGGCTCACCAAGAAAATGCGAGAGGCCGAAAGGCGCGAGCAAGAGGCCATGCGCTATGCGCAAGCCGTGCAGAGTGAGAGTAATAACCTCAAGCAACGCATTTCTAACTTAGATACCAATTACGTCAGCGAGTACACTAATCGCGTTAACACTCAAATCCAGCAGGCAGAGGCTAATCTAGCCCGCGCTATTGAAATGGGTGATAGTAAAGCGACTGTGGAAGCACAGCGTAATTTGACAGCTTTAGCCATTCAGCAAGACCGTGCTGCACAAGCTAAACTGCAACAAGACAGGTATCGCCAACAGCAAGCCGCCGCAGCTCAATATCAAGCACGGCGTCCGATGCCAGCTCAACAGCCCAAAAGGCCTGACCCAAAGGCGGAACAATGGGCTTTGCGTAATACTTGGTTTGGCCAAGATGAGGCCATGACTTATGCAGCTTTTGGAATACACAAAAGATTAGTTGAAGACGAAGGGTTTGACCCGCAGTCAGATGACTATTATACTGAACTAGACCGCCGTATTTCTGATAAATTCGGAAATGGTGGAAATGGTGCTAACAGACGACCCGCTCAGACGGTTGTTGGCGCTTCAAGAAATACTTCTGGGCGCAGTGGGAAAAAGGTTCGACTCACCCCGAGCCAAGTCGCGATAGCGAAGAAATTGGGTGTGCCGCTTGAAGAATATGCGAAATACGTGAAGGAGTAAGAAGATGAGCGAACAAGAAAACCAAACCGGTGGTTCGGCCATCAATCGAACTTCTCGCGCCAACCAAACTCGGGAGAAACAGGCCGTTCGTAAGCCTTGGGCTCCCCCGTCAATGTTAGATGCACCACCTGCCCCTGATGGCTTTAAACACCGTTGGATTCGTGCGGAAACGCGTGGATTTGATGATACAAAGAACATCAGTGCCAAGATGCGTGAAGGTTGGGAATTGGTCCGTAAGGACGAATATCCTGATTTTGAAGCGCCCGTTGTCGATTCAGGTAAATACCAAGGTGTGTTTGGAGTTGGCGGATTGCTTCTTGCTCGGATTCCCGAGGAGACTGTTGCAGAACGAACTGCGTACTTCAATCAACGAAGTGCAGACCAAATGCAAGCTGTTGATTCGGATATGATGAGAGAGAATGCACATTCAACGATGCGGATCAGCAATGCTGACCGTCAATCTCGTGTAACCTTCGGCGGTCCCAAACGATGATGTGGACTGCCCCAATAGGAGAGAACTAAAATGGCA